AAAATCAAAATCAATATCATTTGCAGTTGCTGTAAAGTTAGTTGCTGTACTATTACTACCTGTAATCTCTACTCTCTTTGTAGGAGGAGCAGTAGTAGTTGTAGTTGTACTAGTTGTTGTACTAGTTGTTGTAGTACTTGTTGTGGTAGTACTTACATCTCCACATAATGAAGTACAAGCTGATTCGGGTGATACTGGTGATGCAGTACCACTCGTTGATAATACAGTTACAATACTTCCACTTTCAACACAGGCAACAGCATCTTGGTCTGCTCCTAAATCATAAACTACTGTTACACCATCACAACAAGGAACACTATACTCACAGAAACCACCAATTGCAGATGAAGGACATAATAAATCCCATTCTATACAATCAGGTGCTAGAGTAGTTGTAGTTGTTGTAGTAGTAGTTGTACTCGTAGTAGTTGTTGTTGTGGTAGTAGTTGTTGTAGTTTCACAAGGAATACAAAAATAATTAATACCTCTACTATTATATTTGTGTAATGCTTGCATTTCACTAATATCAATTTCTCTACTAATATGTTGATGAGCAATATTATACCAGAATGTATGAGATTGAGAACCACTTGTTCCTTCATGTTGGTTATATCCTAAAGGACAAAGTATATGCCATTCTTCTCTTGAAGGACCACCACCAATAGTTCCACTACATGCATTTTCAAAATCATCATAAGAACTTCTCATCTTCCATACAGTTTGTGCATTATAAGAAGTTGAACCTGTTGGTTGGAACTGAAGTACAACTGTTCCTATACCACCATTATCATCATGTGATTGTGTTACAAAATCTTCAACAGTATAGTTTCTACCATTCCACTCATAAGCATCACCTCCTCCTGTAAATGGTATTCCACCTGCATAATCAGAACCTAAATAACTTTTAATTTCATCCCAATCCCAATAAAAACGTTCTCGTGGTGAACCGGTAGAACTAGCTCCTTTCCATACTTTTGTAGCAAGGATTTCAGGACTACCAAACTCTCTAGCTTGTTTATTTGTCATACCAGTTACAACAACTGTTGTTGCAATTGCATCTGAACCAGATAATGTATAATTTGGTAAATAAGAAAAATCTGTTGCAGAACCTGTTCTAAATTTAAACATCGCTAAATCAGTATTTTCTATTGGAAAAGGGTAGTAAGGACCACCTGCAGAAGTTCTATCAATTGCATACCAATCTTTAGCTCCCAAAGTAACACTACCATCTTTTATTAAATATGGTATATTTGAATCTATTGGTTGTGGTGGGTTACATATAAATTCACCATCTTGAAATTCACTTAAAATAGCATATTCATAATTATCATATATACCCTCTGTAATTTGATTATCATAAGATGAAGAAAATATCCATTTATTACTAGTAGTTGGGTTAAAACTACAAGAACCACGTGAAACTGAAAAAGTAGCAAATGTATTTATAGTTTCATTAGGTATAGTAATAGAAGAACTAATATCACAACAACTAATATAATCAATTGATTCAGTTAAAATTTCTGTATTATCACATATTGAAGAAGTAGATGTTAGTTTTATTCCAACATATCCATTTAAAACTTCTGCAGTATCAGTACTACCCAAAGTAGGTAAATAGATAGGATTACTTAATGATGATGAATAAGTAATCAAATCTGTTGATGATTCCACATTATAATATGGACCAGATTGATTTGATTCCGTTAATGTTATTGTTACTATTGCCATAATCTATATTTCAAATTCAAAATCACAATTAATACTTGGAAATCCTGCATCATTTACAGTAATCAGTTCCAATCCTACTACATCATTGTAATTTAAGTTGTATCCTTTTATTCTATTTATCCTATACCATTTATCTTCTACAAAGATTTTATCATTTAATTCAATTCCTGCAATCTCATCAGGTTCGAACTTTATATCAGCAGATAGTATCTTACTATCACTTCCATACAAATCGTTTATATAATCACTCCAATACGTTTTATACGAGGTTATAGAACCTGTTGCATTAGCATCAAACGCTGGTGGATAAAAAGATTCGTTAAAATGTAAATTATTTGTTGAACCACTAACAACAGGTAAACTATCATAGTTTGATATTGTAGCATAATCTTGAAAAGGTTCACTTGCTGCTCCTATAAAAGAGCCTGTTGGTAAAGTTCCACTTACCTTATATCCTAATCTTGGTTTAAACTTAAATGTTTTTTTATCTATTTCACTATTATCTGTTTTATATAATTGTGGTATAATATTATCATTTGTTCCTTGTATTGTATCTAAGATAACAGGTGCAAAATAAGCTCCTACTTTTCTTTCTCCTTGTGGTACATCAGATGCAGCATTAACTATTTCAGTTCCCCATTGTAATCCTTCTGCATTTTGTAATACATTTTGTGATAATCTATCATTATCTCTATTATCTTCATACTTCAGAGTTTTTTGTTGATTAGCTAGGGTAGAACGTAAACTAATTCTATCTGCTTGTTGTATCTTTCTTGTCCAATCTACCTTCTTACCACTATTAGCCCAATTGTTAAAAGTTTCGATTTTAAGAACTCTATTTTCTGTATAGACTGGTTCTATCACTAAATTTAGTTTCTGTATTAGGCCTCTTAAAACATCTATACATTTCGTTTGTGGTTCAAACTGTTGTCCTAATTGTATAGTTCCTGTTTCATAATTGATTGGTGAATCACTAGCTACAAATTGTGATGTAGCTTGTATTATAATAGTAGGTTGAGTTCCAACTGTTATTTTATCTGTTCTTTGTAATTTAACAGTATCTCCTAAATTAAGATTTATTAAACCACTTGATACATAAAGAGCTTCAGATTCTCCTTCTTGTCCTACATCAAATACTAAACCACCAAATGCAACTCTGTTAGTTCCATTTACCATAATTCTCCAATCAACATCAGTTCTACTTGTCATCGCAGGTGCAGCTGCAACACTACCAGATATAATAGCATCAAATTGATATGTTCCTGCTTTTGGAGCTGTATATACACCTGTTGTAGGGTTATATGAGTTTGATGGGTCTGAAACTTCATTATCAAAAATAACATCACTATATGTTGGTATAGTTGGAGCGTTTGATGTAATGTTAAACGCAGAAAGAGGTTCAGATGTAAATGTAAAATCTGAGAAACCTGTTCCTTTAACAGATAAGTTCTCTGTTTGTTTAGGCATTATATATAAGTTATCAAACAAAGGTTCTAAAGAAGATGAATAAGCAAACTCACCTTGTTCAAATATTTTAGAAAGAACTAAAGATACTCTAATTGCAGGTGTAAGTTGTTGTACTTGTAACGAAGAAGTTTCGTTGTTAATATATCCTAGTCTAGCTACTTCCTCTGTATCTATTTGTATATTTGGTAAAGAACCTGTATTTTCTAATCCATCTCTACCTTGGTCTATTAAAGGATAATAAACATCACCACCAAATAAATCATTCTCCCAACTACCTGTTACATTTGCAACTGAAAAAGCATGGTCATAATCACTCCAATCTAAATCAGATACAGCAACTGTTTTAATTGAATCATTAAAAGTTACTACACTATTTGTTATTGTTACTTCGTAATTAAATCCTCCATTGGGTGTTCTAACTACTTCATCTAAAAATAAAGAACCTTCTAATAAGGTATCTGATTTACTAATAACTGATGCATCAACTGAATTACCTAAACCAGGTACACCTGTTACACCAACTTTATAAGCGTGTTTAAAAAACCTATTGTTCTTCTTTGAACCAGGTAAAGTAAATCCTTGTGATGTTGCTCCGAATACTTCTCCTATATTTCCATTTTCAATAGCAGAAACATCTACTCTAATAGGTGTATCTTCTAATACATCTAAATCATATATTACACCATCATATTGTGCTCTAATAAACGCCATAAATTATCTTCTTGATTTAGGTTTGTTTGCGTATTGGTAATTTATTCTATAAGTAAATAATTTTTGTCCTCTTGGATTTGTTTTCTTTTCTGCTGTTTGATTAGTAATGATAACAGGAACGAACCCACCATCGTACTGAACATATACTGATGGAGATTGAAATAACTCTAATAACCATTCAGATTCTTCTGTTGTTAACCAATCAGTCTGTGCTCCAAAGTTCTTTTGTATTGCCTTGTTGTATATTGTAGTTCCTCTTCTCCCTTTATCAAATGCTACACTACCATCTGTTGTAGAGTAATTAACAAACTCTTGTTCAAATGTATCTTGTCTATAAGTTTGATTTTCTGTTTTAGTTAAGTTAGCAGTATAATAATCCCAAGTACCTACTTTGTTTATAAAAGCAAACCTTGTTCCATTCTCATCTATACAAGTACTTAATTTTTCAAATCTTCTATCACCTTCATTTTGATTTGCAACTACTGTATAGTAAGACCAAGTATCACCTGCGAATATAGAACCTAGTGTTCCATCATTAATAAAGTTTTGAGGTCCTGCTGGATAATGAACTAATCTACTAGCTTCACTATCATCATGTGAACCACTAAAGGTATCTGTAAAGAACTTCTGTGCTAAGATACCATCATTCTCATTATAGATTGTTACCCTATAACTTTCTACAAAAGAATTTGCTAAGTTAAAATGTGAAAGAGTTCCATAATCTTCTGTTCTTACATATTGTGTGTTTGGTGAGTTAGAAAGAAAATCATTAAAATAAGAACCTGATTGCCAGTTCAAACCATCTACTAATTCTTCTACTGCAGGATATACAGTTAAAGAAGAGGTTATCTGTGATGGAGTTACAACCAAAGATGAAGAAGGAGATGTTCCATATTCTTCTCCAAACTCTATTGAGAAACTTCTTGTGTTGTTGTTAGATGAACTAACTATTGTTGGAGTAGTCCATACCTCATCCCAATCAGTATAATCGTGTAAAACATCACTTAATTCAAATACACCAAAGTTAGATGCATTACCAGGTTGTTTTATTCTTACTAAAGTTTCAGAAGAACCAGTAGGTTTTACATCACATATATACTTTGCTTGTGGAGCTAACGTTAGGTTAGTAAGGGAATACACAACTGTTGCTTGTGTTCCATTCGGGTCTGTTGGTCTTTGTATGAATGATATTGCCATAATTTATGTTGTTGCTCCGTTTAATTTAAATAAATCTAATATTTCTTCGTTTATATCTTCTTCACCTGCCATGATTAATTTATCTTGATAATTTTCTACACTTCTATTTACTGCTCCTACAATAAAAGGTCTAGGTCTAAATCCTTTCTCTGCAATTGATTTACGAACTGCAAAAGGTAAATTACCACCTATTGTTTTAGATTTAAATTGACCTGGGTCAAAAAGAGATTCTGGATTAGGATTAATCTTACTTTTAGTTCCATTTACACCACTATCTTGGTAGAAACCATAGTTCTCCATAGTTAAAGAAAAACGAGGTTCTTTAACGTTATCTTCGTATCTAACTTGGACAGAATTAGCTAACCTACCAGTCTTAAACAATCCCTTATTGATGATACCATCTTTTAAGTTATCTTGTAAAAACTGAGCCAGTTGCTCTAATACCTCTCTTATATTTTTTATTTCCATCCTTTGTTTTTAATCCAATAAAATAATTCTTTTCCTAATATACCAAAGAATCCACCTACTAAACCTACAACTCCTGCTGTTATTATTTCCATCATTGTCATTGAGTATGCTGTAGTCAAGAAGAATCCTGATACATAACTAATCTTATTTTCTAATCCCATGTTTCCCATTATGCTATATCACAGTAAGAAATTTCCTTACTATCTGTTATTAATGTTGCTGTCATTATCCAACCTACTGCCTTATCCTGAAATGCTTCTACCAAAGGAATAAGATTATTCATTTGTATCTGTATAGGATATTGTACAGGCCCATCTAATATATAACCATATAAATCGTACAACCCTTGTTCTGTATTATTAAGAACTATCCTCATATCTTCATCTCCCAATTTAGGAACATCTAAAGAATAAAATTCAAAAGTTATTTCTCTTTGTCTACCATCTACACCAGTTAAACCAGGTGATGTTAAAGGCCTCATAAATAAAAGTGGATATCCCCTATTTACTGCAGCATCGATATATTCAATACTACCGTGTCCGAACCCTTTAAAGTAGTTGTGATTATTCACAAAATATTCTACTGTATTTACTAATTCATCGTATCTTACCATGTTGTTCTATCTTCTCTTGTATTGATTTAATATTTTCTTTTGTTGTTTATTTTCTTCTTTAACTATATCACTTTCTAAAGTTAGCCAGTTTAACATTGTAACAAAGTTTACTTTTGTAACATCTTTCTCACCAGTTAACCTTAAGATTCCCCCATCTTTTGAAAGGTGGTAGAGTGTGTAGAACCATCCAAAATGTTCTTGAATACTTGGTCCATCCCCTCCTTCCACATCTTCTTCTCCGATTGGTTCAACACTTGGGAAGATTGAAGGAAACTGTTTGATAATTGAATTCCGATTAACAAAAAAAAATTATAGGCTCCTAATGCAATACTCATAGGAAGGTTTCTGAAAATCTCTTTTCTCCATTCTCGTTTCTCGTTATCGTAATCTTCTACTGTATAATATTTAAACAGAGTCTCTGCTTTTCCTTGTATAAACTTTATATCGTTTTTAACTTTCCATTCAAAAGAATTAAATCTATCTTTTACTATCGGTCTATAAATTATAGATATAACATCTAATACGTTACCATCTTGTAATTGTTTTTCTAAATCTATATACTCACCTGCATTCATCTTAGATATAGGTTGTAATCCATATTGTATTCCTTCAAATTCAAATATAGGTAAAAAGATTGCTTCTGTTGTTGTAATCTTATCGTGTATATCTAAATACACTTTTTGTAACGATGTAATATCCCATGTACGAATAAACTCTTCATCATAGTTAGAAATAGCAGAAACAATCCTAATGATTTTCTCTACTTCTGAGAGATGTTCAAACTGCCCTAACTTTTGATAATGCTCAATTGTAAATTCAACTGGTATATCTATTTTTATATTCTTCATATACTTTATTATATTTTCTTTAATTACTTGGTATGGATAATTACCTTAACCCACTTATTATTAATTTCTTTCTTATTGGATTTGAAATACGATTCCAATTAGTGATTGCTAAACTCATTACTGTATCATCATGCATACCACTCATTGCCTGATAAGAGATTTTACCACTCGGTAGGTATTTGTATTGAAATGCGTGTAACTCTTTGTAGAGGGGTTCAAATAAACTCACAGAAGGTAATTCTATGTTCATATCAGCTATATCACTAATTAATCGTCGAACAATGTTTTCTTTTGATGAGTTAGAAGTAATGAATGGCTTTGTATCCTTATACTGTTTCTTAATCATCTCTACTATCGGGTCACCCACACCATTAGCTTCTACTAGAAGTTGTGATTTATATTGTTTACAAAAGTAAACTACTTTGTTTACAATCTCACTATAATCTATTCCTCTTGCTCTCCACATATAAACAACTCTACCTAATTCATCCATAATGGTTAGGACAGAGTAATCTTGTTTAGTACCAACATCTAATCCTGCTACTGTTCTTTTATTAGTAGGTATCCAACTTTCTTGATTACATACCTCATCTATATTTGTAAATACTTCACCATCACCATCTTGCCATTGTGCTAAGAACTCTTGGTTAAAGATTGATGGAGGTAAGGATTCTTTCTGTTCTTTTATAAATTCTTCACTAATGTATGGGGATATAGTAGATGGAGCTGTATAAGAGTTATAGTTCTTATCACCTCCTCTTTGGAAATATAAGTAAAACCAATTCTTTGAT